GGTCGGCCCCCGCCATCATCGGCGCCGGGCGGTCAATCCAATACGCTAACCCTACCGTGCCCGGTATCCTGCCCATAGTGTCAAGTGTCCCGGGATTGTGGGACATTCGTACTTCCGGGCAACTATCCCCCGGACCCTGCCGGGAGAGTGGGCAGGGCAGGGCATGGGCCACCCCGGACCCGGCCACCCTGCCCGGAACGTGGGCAACCGGGGCGGCGGGCGAACCCGTGCCCACCCCTGCCGCCAGCGTGGAGGGTCGGGCGGATTGTCCAGGCGGGGGCGGGGGGCCAGGGCTAGGGGGGGAGGCCGGCGAGCGGGTCCCATTGTGCATGGACTCCAAGTGAGACTCCCGACCGCGCGCCCCCTCAGACCCCACGCACCCCCTATTCCCTACCCCTGGCGTGTGTTCGACTTTCCATGCCGCGTAACTCACAATAAATAATGTGCCAGTTTGCAGGCAATCCATCGGTTTCAAGCCATGCCTTCTGCAAGAGCTGTTTGCAGCGTATGTTTCCCGTGATTAGCAGGTGTTTTATCTCTATCTCTCTCTTTCGCTACTTATGTGAAGGGTGTACTAGTAGTAGTACGTGTAGGAGAGAGTGGGAGAGACAGACACAGACAGAGACACCCCGTAGCGTAAGGTGCGAAAGGGTATTTTGGCCCTTTTCCCCTGCTATTGGGCACAAAGTTTTGCGTTGCGTAAGCCCGTGCGTAACCCTTACGCTGCAACTTTGCCAAACGCCAACATAAATGGGTCCCATCTGGAGGGTCCCTTGCCCCGACATAGCCCGAATGGTGCGCTATGTTGCGCCCAATCCGTTGTGTATCCTTCATCGGGTGGCGGTCCAACTCGATAAGCGCACCGAAATGGAGCAGCTTTCCCTCACGAGGGACGCGGCGCTCATGGCCCCAGAGGTCTTGGCGCGCTTGCTGATGTTGGACACCGCCCAGGGTCCCCAAAGGGCGATTTTGTGGCCCCACCAGGAGCGTCTGTTTTTGCAGATGCGGGAGAGCCGTCGTCTGATCGTTCTCAAGGCCCGTCAGTTGGGAGTGACGTGGGCTATGGCGATCTACGCCCTTTGGTACGCCCTGGCACACCCCGGAACGACCACGATGATCCTGTCCATCGGTGAGCGCGAGGCCCGTGAAGTGCTGCGTCGCATCGGTCGCCTGCACGAGTCGCTGCACCCGCAGCTTCGTCGGTGGTGGAAGGGGCGGTTTACCTCCGAGGAAGCGACGCTGCGCACCGAGGCCGGCACCAGCCAGATCATCTCCATCCCCTCGGGCTCGACCGCAGGCCGTGGCTACACCGTTTCGCTGCTGATCGGCGACGAGGCAGCCCACTGGCCCGAGTCCGACCAGAAGCTCGCCGCCGTGCTCCCGACGATGGCCGACTCTGGCGCCGTCGTGCTCATTTCCACCGCCAACGGCATGGCCGGGCGCTTCTACGACATCTGGGCCGGCGCGCCTGCGAACTCGTGGGACACCCTGTTCTTCCGTGCCGACGACAGGCCGGGACGTGGCAAGGAATGGCTTGAGTCAGAGCGCGCGGCACTTGGCGATCTTGGCGCTCAGGAGTACCCGCTTGACGCAGAGGAAGCGTTCCTGTCCTCGGGTGCGTCGGTGTTCGACTTCTCCGCCATCGAGACCCTGCGTGGGCTGTCGGTCGAGGAACCCAAGTGGCGTGGTCACATCACCGAGGACAAGACCGGCGTTCACGCCCAGGCGCACGAGCAGGGGCCGTGGAAGGTGTGGGAGTGGCCGCGTCCGGGGCGCACCTACATGATCGCCGCCGACGCCTGCGCCGGCAAGGCATCAGGCGACTTCGCGCACGCTGTCGTGGTGGACACGGCCTCTTGGGACCAGATGGCGTGCTACCACGCCAAGACCGAGCCGCACCAGTTCGCGCGTGAGCTTCGCAACGCCGGATGGCTGTGGCAGTCGAGCCCGGAGATGCCGGCGCTGCTGGCACCCGAGGCCAACAACCACGGCGCGGGTGTGCTGGCGATGCTCCGTGAGTGGGGCTACCCGCGCATCTATCGCCACTCGCGCTTCGACGGGCAGACGGTCACCGAGTCGGGCGGTCTCGGGTTCTTCACGTCGCTCAAGACCAAGCCCATCGCCATCGCCGCGCTCCAGCAGGCGATCCGCGAGCAGGCGGTCGGCATCCGTGACTCTGAGGCTCTGAGCGAGTTCACGAAGTTCATCCTGACCGACACCGGAAAGATGCAGGCCGCTCCCGGTGCGCACGACGACCGCGTGATGACGTGGGCGATTGCCGTCACGGTTCTCACCCATACCGCGCAGGCCCGCACCCTTGAGGCGTACGACGAGGACGCGCAGTTCGTATCGCCACAGATTCACATTCCGCGCGTTTCAACACTTACGGGGTACTGATGCCTTCTATTTCGTCGCGCCAATACAACGGACTTCCTACCGTTTCTCCGCCTCCCACATACGTTGAACTGCCTGTCGGCAAGCACAAGCGTCAAGACGGTTCTTACGTATCAAACCGACGCATGGGGCAGCGTGGTGGACTTCCAGAGGGGATCAACCCTGACAGGAATCGTTCCGCTGATCGTCGTCTGGAGTGGGACCCTGGCGAGTTTGAGCGCTCATACCCCAAGAGCGACCCACGAAACCGCGAGTGGTACAAGCAGCACGTCTATGGGCGGATTCCCGGCACCAACATTGACGGTTGGATGCGCAAGGTTGGACCATTCCCAAGTGAGGCGAAGGCCGCAAACGCAATCCGCAAGCGCGCCGGCAAGGGCAAGCCATGAACGCGCCAGTGATCGCCGGGCAGATGGGCACCTACAACGCCGGCACTCCGATGGTTGGCATGAAGCCCGACATGGGCGGTAGGCCGCGCAAGAAGCGGCGCAAGACAGGCGAGGTCGCTGCGGTGACCGCGTTCAAAAAGCAGATGAAGGTGAAGTGATGGCTGCTCCCAAGAAGAAGAAGCCGCGCCGTGGCGCCCCTGACGCCGGCCCCGCCCCGGAGGACATGGGCGATCCGACGATGGAGGGCGGCGGCGACCCGATGATGGTCATGGAGGGCTCACCGCCTCCGATGGACATGATGCCCCCCGGCCTTGAGGCCGTGGCCGGCACCGGCATGGGTTCGCCGATGATGGAGGGCGGGCCGATGATGGCCCCGTCGCAGTTCCCGTCAACGGACCCCGGCATGATGCTCGCCGCCATGAGCCGCCTGATGGACGCTGACCACGAGGCGCTGTCCATGCAGCAGATGTCTGCGCTCCAGGCCGTTGGCCCGATGGCTGCTCAGGCAATCGCGCGCGCATCTGGCATGGCCGAGTCGGTGGACGTTCCCGGTGGCCCTGCGGGGATGATGCGGTAATGCCCCCGTCCCTTGAGGGGCTGAACGCCCAGCAGACACAGGAGATGGTGCGCGACGACTGGCACTCAGCCGTCGAGTCGCGTCACGAGCTGGAGGAACGCAAGCTCAAGTCCTACAAGCTCTACCGCGCATGGCGTGACGAGCTGGCAGGGCACGGCAAGAGCGGGCGTGGACCGTTCGGCTGGTCGAAGCTGACCGTTCCCCTGATCTTCTGGGTGACCGAGACCACGCTGCCGCGTATCGGCGTGCAGCCGCCCACGGTTATCGTCAACGCCAAGAGCCCCGAGGCGGTCCCGTACGCGCAGGCGAAGCAGATGCGTATTCAGTACCACCTTCGCCAAGCGCACATGGAAGAAGAACTGCTGGTCGCCCTCAAGTCCATGCTGATCCTCGGCGACGGAATCGTAAAGGTGCCGTGGAATCCAGAGACCCGCTGCCCCGGATTCATCGCGGTCAACTGGTGGGACTGGTTCGTGTCGCCCGAAGCCGAGCGGTGGCACACCGCAGAAGTGCTCTACCACCGCACTTGGCACACCCGGCGCGACCTTGAGCGGCTGTCGCAGCGCGAGGACGCAGATGGCAAGCCGATCTACGACCGCGACGCGATCGAGGCGCTTGCGAGCATGGGAACCCAGAGGTCGGCGTCTGACCCGACG